TATTTTTTTGCGGAAAATAAAAACGGTTCCGCTTTCCCGTTGCGTTACATATCTTTAATGTCGGGATACAGTGTAGCCATTAAGCATACAACACGGGGGTCGGAACCGTATATGAAGAAGCTACGGGCATGTATGTTGTCCGTAGCTTAACGGTCGGAATCTCGACACTAAACAAAATATGTAACGCAATGCAAAGATGGGTATTTTATATGACTTTACAAAAAACAAAATAGGAAAATTTCAATAAAGCATAGGGGTGAGAGATTATATAATGATGATGAAAAGATAGGAAAAAGGCAGCTTATTCAGCTGCCTTCATTCATAAATTATTCGACAGATACTTTGTGCTTTAATCAAATGAAACAAACATAAGAGTAAAGAGACCAATTAAAACCATAATAAATACAATCACAATATAAAAGACTTTTTTCATAAACAAACGATTTGGTTTAATATATATTTATTTAAATATTTAACAATTCTCTTTTGTCTTAACAAAACCTCAATCTCACATAAAGACTGAGGTTCAGTGTATGCTCCTTGCTAAATTGACACACAATATTAGAGCATTTTGCAAAATCCGATATAAAATAATGCCCTAAAAAATAATTAAAAAGAACATATACATATATTCGGATTCTTTATTATAAGACAGGCATGTCCCAAAATCTCCCTATAGGTTTTATTGAAAAATAATAGATAAGCTGCATAATTATTGAAATTTGGTTGGATACAATTGGGCAATAGTTAGGTAAGGGAATGTATGCTTTGGTTGTAAAAAGTGAAATAAAAAATCCCCGGAAGAACCGGGGATAAACTTTTGTTATGAGATTTGGCTTCTACTCCAAAATCACAGAACAAAGATACGCAAAATTCTATTCTTTATCAGTTGATTGTATAATCCAATTGGAAAATTGTATTAAAAAAAATAATCCCGGCTCGTGATGAATCGGGGCAAACCTTATATAACAAGGTTGGACTTCTACGATGGCAAAGATCGTGAAAATAAAACATACGGCACGTTATTGGATGGTATAATGTGCCGTTTCATTTATTAAGCCGATTTCTTTTTAGATTCCAAAAGTTTAGGAAGGTAATCTAAGGCAAGTGGATCTCTTTCTTTGAAATACTTTTCTGCGTTTTCATAAAGCCAACGCTCATTGACATATCTTATAAACATCGGAAGTGCATCTATAGGATACATAAGCGCATCAACAACCCTTCCGTCAGGGAAATGGTGTTTGTATGTTTTGTGCTGGTTCCACAGTTCGGAGTTATTCTCTCTCATGAAGCGAGCGAACAATTTACCAACAGAACCGTCAGGCATCATAGTTTTACCATGTGCCCCTTTATCTGGTATAGCATAGCCGACTTTTTCAAGTTCTGCATAAAGCCTCACATATAATTCTGAAATAACAAAGAAATAGTTAGATGGAATCATGTGGATATTGTCTTTGTACCTTTTGATAAATTCAGGAAGAGTGCCTCTATCAGTTATACCGTAATAACCTTTTTCCCTGATAGAAGGGACAACTTCATCGAATAGCCATGACTCAAATTTTTCTGCATTTGGCAATTGAGAACGGGATATAAGCCGATATACATTACCCTCATTGATGTATTTCATTTTTTGAATGCCACTAGTTGTAGGGGGGCGCGAATCACGACTCCCATTGATTTACAATATCTTATAATTGCATCTCTGGGATTTACATAACCTAATACTCTTGCAACATCAGTGGCACAAAACCACAATTTACCATCTTCTTCGATGGTTCTAATCTGATTAAAGGCATTTTCTTCATCAGATTGATAATTAAATAACAATAAATTTATGTTGTAAACTTTTTAAAAATAAAATACTTATTATCCCATCCAAATGGGTATGGCAAATATACATTTTGTTGTCTACAAAAACAAGAAAATACAATAATAAAAAAGGACAATAACCTTCACAGGCAATCGTCCTCATAGGGATAATATTTATTTTTAAAAGTTTCAGACAATATTGATATGTATGGAAATATTATCTTTCCAGTTGCACACTGCAAAGTGTAATATTTTATTTTGAATAAATGTATGTTTACAGGCAAAAATAAAAGTGATTTTGCAAAAAATAGATGCAACCAAGTTTCTTAATAAAACGCCCCGATTCATCACGAGCCGGGGAAATTCAAATTTATAAATTTAAAGTCTTATGATGAAGATTGTCATGTTGTTGCGCCAAAAATATTGGCGCAACAACATGACAACAAGCAAAACAGTTACACAAATACAAGCAAAGCCTATTTGCTTAAGTAATGTGGATTCTTTTTTCTTCTTTACCTCTTCAGTCTTAGTTTTTTCATGTTTGATGGAAGTGGCTTCCTTATCAGCCTTGACATTTGTAGTATCGGCTACCACCGTCTGTTTATCCTCCTTCTTGTTGAAATTACCTTCTACATGACCGTCAGCCAGTAACGGAGGTTTCCCGGTAAGACTGTCGGGCGGCTTTCTTGTATCATAAATCCGAAAATTAATCACGTAGCTGCCATTAGTGGTAATGAGTTCGCTCAAAGAGGTGGTTGATTCGTGTACGATGTTGACAGTTTCACTGGCGCTATCCTTGCTGATTACTTCTGTGTCGGATTTGATAGCCTTATGCGAGCTACCGCATGACAACAGAAGAAACAGGCACATAAAGAGAGCCAGTAATATGTGCCGGCTTACCCAGCTCATAACCTTAGCCAACATAAGAGATATCATTTATACGGTGGTTCATCCAGCCCCGTTTGAACTTGTTATTTGCAGGGCGTTTCCGGCATATATCCTCGATGAAATCAAACCGTGCAATCTTGATCTGATCAAACAGTTCACGTGGATTACGGGAATTTACTGCAGCGAGTGTCTTAGGCCCGACAATGCCGTCAGGAATCACGCCAACCAAATCATGCGGTATTTTGATACCGTGCACTTCGCTTGCCCAGACCCAATCGACAAGGATATCAGCTATGGATTGGGATTTAATTTCGTCAGCTTTCCACCTGTCCCAATACATGGTTTTCAAAATCTCCGTTCATTCCTCTTTCGTGATGTTTTTCAATCTTTCAACCGTAGGCTTGGGATAGCCTTTCTTTCGGCAATACGCTTCATAAGTTCCAATGGTCACACCCATATTGGTAGCCCCTCCTAAATCGTCCGGGTCATTTACAAAACCGCCTTCCCACTTCAGGATAAACGGTGCAAGTTTATTCACATCAGCCATTTTTCTTTTCCTCCTTATCTTTAATTAATGTAGTCCTGCGTGGTGGAATACGGCGACCGCATTCGCTATCGGGCCTGTCACAACGGTTATGCTCGGCATCTTTCAATTGCAGTTCCAGCTCGTGGCACTTATGAATCCATGCCAGCTTATCAGACTGTTCATTACGAAGCTTAACGTATAACGCATCAATCTTGGCGTCACGCTGGGCGATGCGTTCTTCCAGCCAGTCAACCTGCTTACGCTTGTTCTCATCCTCCATCGAATCGGCGGACGCATCCTCCTTCCGTGTGTTCGTCTTGTGGTTCACCCAGAACGTGACACCCCAGCGGACAGCCTCCAATCCCCCGAAAGCTCCGATTATAGCCAACCAGTCGTTTAATTCCATTTCGTCTATTGTTTATCTGATTATAATACAACTTCAAAGATATGTCTATTTACTTGCGTCATTGTTGCAGAATTACTTAAATCCATTGCCACGATATGACAATAAAAAAAGAGCCTGATGACAATATTTATTGCCATCAAGCTCCTGGTTACTCTGCAAAGATAGTGAAAACTATTCCATATTCAATCCATATTGAAAAAATAATCAGGAGCAATATTCTGATCATCCGAAAAACTTAAAGAATCACAATTTAATAGAAAATAAATAGGATTCATGAAATCTACCGGTTATCTATAAAATCAGATGTTCTCAAACTTTTATCGGGAAATATCTTTACTTTTCTCCTTTTCCTTTGAGCGTTTTTCAAGTCACGTACTATAGTGCTGGAAAGTATCTCTGAATAAATCTGTGTGGTCTTGACGGAAGTATGTCCGAGTAGCTTCTGGACTGTTGTAATCGCAACTCCCTGATGGATCAGCAGGGTAGCACAGGTATGACGGCTCACATGATAGGTTATCCGCTTTTTGATACCACACAATCCGGCCAGCTTTCGAAGCTGCCTGTTCACCTCCGAGTTGCAAGGCAGGGCTGCAAGACTGCCGATATCCGGATAGCGGTCAAGAATGCCCAATGCCCTGCTTTCAAAAAGCAAATGCAACGGCAGACGGATTTCCACCCCTGTCTTAACGGATTTGAAGTACAGCCACCTCTTGCCGTTTATCCTGATAAAATTCTCAGGTGTGAGCTGGCAGAAATCAGAATAACGCAAGCCGGTATAACAGCAGAATAGGAAAGCATCGAGCACGTGGCGCATGGATTCCTCTTCCACCTCAACCGTTTCCAACTTCTTCAACTCGTCCGGGATAAGAAACTCATGTCTGCCCTTCTCCTGCTTGATTTTGTATTTCCGAAAGGGATAAGCGTTCGCGTGCATGTATCCTTGGTTGATTGCCTCATTGACCAAGGTACGGAGCTGTCTCATGTGCTTGGCTATCGTATTGACCGCATTGCCCTTTTCTTTCAGGTATTGTTCAAAATCACGAAGGAATGTATAGGTAAGATCCTTGAAGTCCAGCCCGGAGCGGAAATCATGCAGGACCGCCAGTGTCGTATGCAGGTTATCCTTGGTGGACTGCTTCTTGTCCGAATTGTCAATGGCTGATTTGGCGAAAATGGAAAAGCTGATATTCACGGCACTTTTCTTTTTGACGGCATCTTTCAGCAAAGAGAGTGTGGCAGGTATTCCACGCTTCCAATATCCTAACTCTATACCTTGCAGATACAGGATGTATTCATAGAGCATTGCGTTCAACTCATTTGACTGGGGATGGTTAATGACTTGTGCCCCTTCACGGCTCCAGCACTCTGGTTTGAGGTACACGTTTGTCTTCAGGTAGATTTTTCTTTGGTTTAAATAGGCTTCAACCTGTACAAGGGTCGTGCCTTGCCTGTTTAGTGTGTTCTGGCGGTTATATACAAGACGGTATCTGATTTTATCCATTTTTCTGCAAAGGTGCTATTTAATGCACAAACGACAAAAAAATGGAGTGCAAATTACCGACTTTCTATAAGAACATTACATGATCAAACAATGTTGTGTGAAGAATAGTATATGGTTGTTACAGTATAAAGGACGCAAAGAATATCCGCGTCCTTTATATATTTAAATTAAATAGAAATCTCAATTCCGATCCCAAGTACCGTCAGACTTGATTTTTTCAACATTGGAAACAAGGGAATTGTAATTGGTTTCCATGGTTGGAATAACCGCAGTCCATGCATTTTTATCGGCAGGACCGTAGTTTCCTCCGGTTGTGGTGTTCTTCTCGGCAAAATAAGTGGCCCAGCTTCCGCCTTCTGCCCAGGTTTTGCGGACCATCGGGTCTCCCCAGCGTTTTAGGTCGAACCAGCTGTGGCCTTCGTTGCAGAGATCAAATTTACGGTATGCTTTAAGCTCCTCCCAAAGACTGTCACCACTTTTTGTGCAGGTATAATCCGCATTATAAGGCTTGACGGTCTGCTCAAGAAGTGCGCGTACGGCCTGTTCGTTACCTAAACGGTACTGTGCCTCCGCCTCGTTATACATCATTTCAGCGGCACGGAAAATAGGAATACATCCGTCTCCTGTCCCGGATTTTACAATGAACTTGGTGGAGAGATAATAGAAGATTGTCGTGGTGCTGTATATGCGTCCGGCGAACTCCTTCTTCACACGGTTGTAGAAATCACCTTTGGTCACCTTACCCGAGCCGCTGACTTTGGAAACATCGCCCACTTCTTCCCGAGTCGGAATGGCATAAATGGCGAGCCGCTTGTCTGCGGGATCAATCGGATCTACTATCTGTTTGCTTATACATGGTGGATAAGTGCGGGATGCAGAACCGAGACAGCTGGCGCTCATATAGTTATAGAATGAATAGTAATGAACAGGCTGTGTGTCATCCTCGAACACCTCCCATATCCATTCTTGATTGGCTGTGTTGAATCCTGCCTTATACTCATCGGGAGTCATGATGGAGTAGTTCCTGCGAGCTTCCTGTGAATGGGTGATGACCGTCTGCCAGTCATTACGTATAAGAGCTGCCCGTGAATAGACGG